CTAGGCCAGAAACTTGTGTTTATAAATCTTTCTATCATTTGTAATTGCTCGTCGTTAAATGATTTTAACATCCTTTTGCCTGCGTTGCAACCTAGCAACAACCATGGACTTATCTTTCCTTGTTGTATGTGTTGGACTGCCCTGTTGGTGTTTACAAGTCTGAAGTAGTCTGACCATTGTGCATTCTGCTCTGTCGCCCAGTCCATCATTGTGGCTATGCTTCTTTGCAGTGCGGCTTCTACTGGTTCGGTCTTCAACGTATCAATAAGATACATCTCATACAAATCGTCTCTTGCCCAATGATCAAGTTTGACTTTTGATTGTAGAACATAGTCAATATATTTTTCAGGATACAATGGATTAATATGCATGATGAATCTACCAAACTTGACGAATGCATTGTAGTATGAACTCTTGACGAAATCGTCGTATGTTTTTGTTTTTGAGTTGTGTTGGTGTATCTGATAGAATCTCTGGAACACCATGAATGCATTCACTACCCATTTCTCATCTCTTTGCAAATATCTTCTCTTAGGTTCACACAAGTGTACTTGCAGTGTACGTTCCTTGGCAAACTCCTTGCCACAGTATGTGCATTTATTTGTCGATGCCATGTGCTTCTATCAGTTCCTCTAGTTCTCTGTCTGTTATCACTTTGTCTAATGTCTCTAGGTCCGCTTCCTTCCATGTTGGGTATATCTGTTGCAGTTTCTTTAGACTCTTGTTTGGTACACGCTTCATTGGTTTGATCCATTGATGAAATTGCTGTGTCTCTGCTCCACACATGGCAGTCAATATCCATAATAGTTTTTTGTGTTTGCCTAATGTGAAGCAGTGTTTGTTTACACACTCGTTCACCATCTCAATATAGTGTTCCAAATAGAAAGGATCTTTTGATGAAACGTTTGAAACATACCTCATCAGCATGTAAGGTGAATACAAGGACTTCTCCTTGTCATCTATTCTGTCGAAGTAGTCTTTGTTTCTGAAGTCAACGGCCTTTAATCCGTTCCTTAAATCAAAAAACTTTCTTTTATTGTTATCTTGCGGCATGTAATTCTCTTATTATAAATTGCTTTTTGCAATAATTCAACCAATCCATTCCCCCGTCGTATTTCCAATGGACATCGTCATTCTCCATCCATTCTTTATTTTTTTCCATTATGTGATTGGTAAGACAAGTTTGAATTTTGTATGTATTGTCCAAGGTCTCATAAATTTTTTTGGTACTTTCATTTAAAACGCCATCCAATTTTATTTGCTCATTTGGAGCGTTACAGTAATCATAGTATGTACTCCAATTGTAAGGTATCTTGGTTCTATTCAAGAAATTTAGTGCATTGTTGATTTCAAATAAATTTTGTACGGTCACGTGATTTTGGTCGTTTGGATCGTAAAGATATGTAAACATTTTTTGACATCGTTCGTCGCCTAACCAACTGCCATTCATTCCTCCGCTGTGTATCCAGTTTGCATGTTCTGTTTTAGTCTGGAATGCATATTGGTCAAAAATATTTTCCTGCGAGGTAGGCAAGTCTATCCTGTGTAAACCTGAGAATTGGAGATAAATGTAATCTGGTTTTTCGTTGCAACTTATGTATTCAAAAAGGCGATTGGTTATGTATCTGTTGCCAGCACCACCGGCTGATAAATTTGTGTATGTGTCACGGTCGTCATACCACACTTGGTAACCACCGGCATCTTCAGTCTGTGGTTCAAAATAACTACGGCTCGATGAAAAAACATTTCTGAGTATATGGCTTAAACCCAGTCCGTTACTACAACCTATAATTAGAAAATTCATTTAATTTGCCTCGACTCGTATTTTAAGACAAACATTGTGCATTCTTTTGCGGTTGCAAATGTTAATTTTATTTTCTTCTGCATATGACTCATACCCGAAAGTTGTAATTTGTGTTTCTTGATAAAATCAAAAAAGTCGTACATCCAATCCTCATCCATCCACACAGCAATCTTGTTGCTGGTTATCAGTATTGGTGCGTCTATTGTAATTGTTTTCCTACCAGACGGAGCCATAGTCCACCTGTTCACACTGTCTTGAGATGTCCTTGACGAAGTAGGCACACATGGGTTTTGCACCGTTGTTCAATGGCACTGCCAACATCTGTCCTGATTTGATTTTAGGGAAATACCATTTCACTTCTGTGTAGATGTCCACTACGTCTATTGGATAGAAATCCGGTTTAGGACTGGACAACGGATTAAATGTAAATGCATCGAACCCTCTATCGTTAAGGCTTGTGATAGGTAACACGTGCATCTCAGATTGTCCGGCTTCACCTATCAACATCTTCCAATCTAAAGGCATCTTTATTCTGTGGGGACCGATCTGTAGTACTGCCGCCGGTGCGTTAAAACTCTCTAAGAATATTAAGGGTATGTAGAAGAAGTCTGGTTCGTTAGGATCTGAATTGTCCAATACCGCGAATCGTAACTTCTCATCAACCCATTCAGGTATCTTCTCTAATGTGTATGTTCTGTTATCCAGTGTAAGGATTTTCATAATTTATCTTTTCTATATTATACGGGTAATTGGCCTCTTTGTAAAACTTTTTCCTTGCCCCCAAGTGTCTTTTTGCAAACTTGCAACTGCTGGTAATGTCCCAGATCTGTACACTGTCCTTGTCCTCCGCTTTCCTGATCCCACGTCCTATCGACTGTATCACCCTCACGAACGACTTGCCCGGCTCTATGAGAACAAGATTAAAAATCCTAGGAATATTAATACCAACAGCGGCAACTCCATATGTGGCGATAATAACTTTATTTGTTGCAGTAGATATTTCATCATATTGTTCCTTCCTGTCTGTGTTTTTAGTTGATCCTGACACGAACACTGCATCTTTGATCTGCTCTTCCAAGATCTCGCCTGCGGATATCCTATCCACAAGTATCAGTGTGTTGCCTGAACTTGATATGTCTTTGATTGTGTTGGCCACCCACTTCATTCTTGTCTTGTCTGTGGTAAGCCATTTTAATTCTTCTCCGTAAGTCTTGAACTGCGGATGATCCTGTGTCTGCAGAACATTCACGTGACAGTTTGCTAACACACCCTTGTCTTGCAGTTCGCTGGCCTGTATCCTATTGGACACGTCACCTATGCTACATTTCAATCCCATGAACTCATAATCTGCCTTTGGCACTGTTCCGGTCAGTCCCCAACGTATGCCACAGTGTGCGAATGGTCCTGTCAGTAACCTCTTCAACACATCTGCCTTAGCCATGTGCACCTCATCTATTATCACGGTGTTGATGCCTTGTATTGCTTCCAAGAAATCTGTTGTGTGTTCGTCTTTACTTTTCTTTTCTAAAACATTCAAGGACTGCCACGTTGCTATCGTGTTGAATCTGCCCAGTTCTTTCCTATCACCGTAGTACACGCCCACATCTAAGTTACAGGCAAGGAAGTCCTCTTCTGTCTGTGTGACAAGGCTTTTGTTTGGAACTATGGTAAGTGTCCTACCATATGGTTCGACCAGTTGGCAAAGTGCCGCTGTGATTATGGTCTTACCTGCTCCTGTGGCGATCTCTTGTATGCTCTGTGGATGCTCTATGAACTTGTTGATGGTCTCAACTTGATAGTCTCTTAATTCTATAGGTTGTCCCGCCGCCGGATGATTCTCTGGCCATGTTATGTGTGACAGATAATTCTTGTCCACAGCCTTGAACTCGAAGTTGTGTTGCTCTCTTTTGTCCTCAACATCTATGTACACACCGCCCTCATCCAGAATGGGAAGTATTTGGTCAACAAGATTTAGGTACGTGGTACCACCAAGGCCAAAGAAACTGACTTTGCCATCCCACCTGCCCAGTTTCACTGCTGGCAGATGCCTTGCGTATGGTATCTCGTATTTGAATTTATTTGATAATCTCTTACGCCATTCGAGGCTAAGGTTCTCGAACTTAACGTTCACTTCATCTTTTATTACTAATTTACAACTGCTCATTCTAAAGTTTTACTATTATGTGATCATGCCAATCCCAACTACTCGGTTGGTGATCACTATAATACAACTTTTTTGGAAGATT